GCACGAAGCCCCGCTCTTTTTCATCGCGATCGAGATATTGCCGCCACCGGATCGCGTGTTCCGTCGGCACCTCGTCGGTCAAGTAGGCCGCCGGCAGGATGTGGCTGTATGCGGTTTGCCAGCTCAGTGTGTGCAGGCGAGCGATGTGGTTTGCGTCTTGCGCCGTCGCGGCACGCAGCGTGGCCCGGGTTTCCGGCATCGATTGTCACTCCTTCTGCTGGTTCTCATGATCGGGACGTCTCGCCGCAAAATATACCGCGTGTTGCTGCATGCAACCCTCAACGTCGCTGTGCCCTGCCGATACTGTGTCGGCCTGACCCGGGACGACGGAAGATGAACGTTGGGGAAATCAAATAACGCGAAGTCTCTTTGGCATGACCGGATGTGCGATCGCGGGCATCATCAGCGTGATCGCGTGGGCCGCGATCGACAGCCGCCGGTGTGTCGCGTTCGATCGGTTCGTGCCGCAGGCCGGTTCGTGAACTCGTTGCCAGCGCAACGGGATGCAGGCAAAAAAAATCCCGACACCGTCATTGGTCGTCGGGATCGAACGGCCCTGCAAAGCATGAGGGCACGAGGAAGCCGATACATTACACCCATGTAAGACTGTTGCGCGTTGTCGTTTCACGCCAAGTCCCTGTCCCATTCCGCCATTCATGCGGTAAAGGGCGACCATAAACGAAAAAAGCCTGCTCGCGCGGAACGCGAGCAGGCAAGAAAACGGATCAGCATTCGAGGCACGAGGGCTGTCCATGGAAGATAACGGCACGGGGCGCGCGAACCTTAGTCCTCAAAGGAAACTTCACAACATCACGTCGACTGGGTACGGCCATACAATCTCGCGCCGAACATGCATTGATGAAAACCGGCGACACAGTGACGATATCCTGTGGCGCCCAACACTGGGGTTCCGCCAATCGTTCGCAGTTCGACCCGGCTTGCGCGCAGCGAAGCGCCCCTCCGTTCAATCGGCCATGTATGGCAAACTTCGGCTCCGAATCGACGCAGCTCGCACTCTTTATGGCAGGGAAATCATGTACGTCTTGATCTATATCGCAGCAGTCGCTGTCGCGAATCTGATGGTCGCTCATTTCGGACCGGCTGCGACACCGATCATCGCGTTCCTTCTGATCGGACTCGATCTCGCGATTCGCGACCGGCTCCACCTGGACTGGCGCGGCCGCGCGCTTTGGTCACGAATGTTTGCGTTGATCGCGGCTGCCGGCGTCGTCAGTTATGCGCTCAATCCCGCCGCCAAGGAAATCGCCCTCGCGTCTCTGGTGGCGTTCGGTTCAGCCGCGGTGGCGAGCGCAGTCGTGTTTCAACTCGCACGTCGCTTTCCGATTCTGGCGCGTGCAAACGGCGCGAACGTCGCGGGTGCGGCTGTCGACTCCATCATTTTCCCGCTTATTGCGTTCGGGGCAGTGTTCCCGACGATTGCTGCATTGCAGTTCGTTGCCAAGGTGGCTGGCGGCGCGTTGTGGTCGTGGGTGGTTTTTCGAAACGCTCGAACGGCTCAGGCGGGAATCGCGAGCAACCTGGGCGATCGTTAAACACGGGACGAGCGTATGGCAGCGCTGGTCGTTGCCGAGTTCGGCGTCGTTTCGTTTCAGTTGGCCGTGGCGTTTCCCGCTTCGGCCAAGTCCATCGTCACGAAACTGAGAACGGCGTGTCGCGTTGTGGGTCGGTTGCACGGACCGCACAAGGATCGAACGAAGTTCGTAAAGCAACGAGATATGTGATTCCCGATTTTCGAATTCCAAAACAAAAACGGCACTGTCTTTTGGGACAGTGCCGTTTTTAACGACTTGATACCGCTTGGAATTCTTTGGGGTGGCTGATGGGACTCGAACCCAATTAGGCGGGGTGCCAAGGGGGATGCCGGGGGCGTATACCTTTGTTTTTCCAATGATTTTCGAATTCCTGTGGCGATATATCCCCCTTCGATCCCCGCAGTTGTCCCCGAAAGTGTCCCCGAGGCGATCGAGTACCTCAGCATTTGCGCACCCTGATCTGCCCCCCTTCCACTGCCGAGTAAAGACGGGTAACGTCTCACGGACACAACAACACGGGCTACGGGGCAATGAAGTTCTATTGGGTGAACGTCGGGCTGACGATCAATGAAGTACTCAGCGGCAATTTCCTCTGGGCGCCACAATACACGATCACGCAATCGGGCAAGGAACAGCACCTAGAGCACTGGGACAACGTTGCGGCGGTCAAGGCCGGTGACTTGATCTTCTGCTGCCATAGCCAACGAATTTCTCATATCGCCATGGCGGTCACGGATTCGTATTTGGCTCCACGGCCCCCGAGCCGCTCCTTCTCCGAATGGAATGCCAGCGGGCACCGTGTCGACGTCCAACTGACCGAACTGAAGACCCCGGTGCTTCGAGACGAAGTCTCGGGTGAGTTCATGTCGCGGTTTGACGAGCACACGTCACCGTCTCTGTTCACGAGTACGGGCACTCTCAAGCAGATTTATATGGCGCACTTGCCGCAAGATGCTGGTGCCTACCTGCTCGAGTCATCGCAAATGATCGAACGCTTCGAAGACGCTCTGGTAATCGATGGTGGAAACGGGAGGAAGGTATCGAAGACGACGCGCGATGCGATCGTGAAAGCCCGAGTCGGCCAGGGAAAATTTCGGGCAGATCTGCTCAAGAGATGGGACAAGCAATGTTCGCTCACTGGCCTTGCAAACACCGATCTTCTCGTCGCCTCACACATCCACGCTTGGAGCCTCAGCACGAACGACGAGCGGATTGATCCCGACAACGGGCTGCTGCTCGCTCCACATATTGATCGGCTATTCGACAAGGGACTGATTTCGTTTGACCAGGATGGTGGCCTATTGGTAGGGCCGAAGCTGTCCCAGCGCGACCGACAGGTCCTCGCGCTCGACCGGTATCCTGCGCTGCGTAAAGTCACAAAAGGCAACAAGACCTTCCTGGCACGCCACCGTGCCCGATACAAGTTCGACTAGATCCATACCGGATTTGAAGGCCGATTCCACTGTACGTAAACTCAGTTGACTGACGTGGGACCCGCGATTCTATGCGGGTTTTCGGTTTTGTCAATGCTGCAAATACATACAGTGGCACGTCATGCGAAGGCAGAAAAACACACACCTGTTCGCGAGTGGCTCGTCGCGCGCCTCAGTGTCTTACTCCCCCCCCTCTGGCCGGCGGCCCGTGCGCTGCGGCGGCCGAAGCTACACCGCCTACCTTCGAAGTCGTGACAATGTGCCGCCGCACTTGAGCTAGAGATAAAACCTACGCTTCACACAGTGCAGATCTTGAGTTGCGGCAGCTATTGCCCATCGTACGCCTCAATCGCATCTGTAAATTCCTCAGCGATTTCGTAGACGGTATCGAAGTCGTACCGACGCCCCAGCTTCGGCGTCCAATAGCGCCCGTGAGCCAACCAGTGGCGATAGTTGAATGCAGCCACCATCTCGGCCAGCAGCAACCTCTTGACGCTCGTCTCTTCGCGCCATACTCGAATCAAGTCATCGTCAAGTTTCGCGTGATTCTGCTTCTCGTCATGGAGCGCCTTCATCGCCCTTGACAACGGATCGCGCCATCGTCCATAAGCGCGACGAAGGTAGTCGAGCCTGAGTGCTGCTTCGATCGAGGCCAACACTGATAACGAGCTGGTTAGATCCAATTCGGCAAGCGCCCTATCGCGAGCCTCATCAACCTTTTGGCCTGCATATCGTTGAGCTAGTGCTAAAGAATTACCGGCGAAAAATTCGAACAGGCTCACCTTCACATCGGCATGATGATTCGCAATATCTACGAGAGTCTGCTCTTGATCGGAGAAGCTGACTCTTTCAACCACTGATCACCCCCATGAATGCCTCCCTGAACGTATCGACATTAAGGTCAATATACGTAATTCGAGGGGGAGGTGTCGCGATTTTCCACACCCATGTGTCGAGCGGAGGAATTGGATCTGGCGCTGGAGGTTGCTCACCTTCCGACACAATAGTCACCCGCACTCTCGGTGCAGTTGCGTCTTCCGGAACGATCGTAAATCGAGTAACTCCTCGCGGACCAATCATGTCTATGCGGCCACGCGCTCCGATCAAGTATGTACCGATCGGCTTGAGCTTCACCAGTTCATTCCCGAGGGCGATACTGGCCTCTCGAACAGGGTATGTCCCTAGAAGCTCCTCTGATAGATTGATTGGGGTATAGACAATACGGATGTGGCCAGCGTCAATGTGCTCGCGGAGACTTTCTTCCACAAGTGAATAAAGCTTATTGATATTGCCAATCCATGCTTCCTTCTCTTTCTCGGCATCGATTGCCTGCTCTTGAACATTTGACGATCTTACTTGATTCGCCACAAACTGATTAAATTTCTCGCTCATGCCCCGCCTCAATTGCTCGTTGAACGACAGCATTATCTCACCCTGCTACCATCCATCAACCCCCCAGAGACTATGGTCCCCGCGACGCTACCGATGCCGATTCAGACGCCATCTCGTCGGCTGGGAAAAGCTGTAGCATCGCGCGAGCGGCCTCGACGTTCGACGTAGTCAACCATTCCTCCCAGTCGTCCGGATGCAGAATCACGACGGCCCGCTTCTCGTCATCAGGCTTGTGCATCCTGGAAAAAATCGGATGCCCTTCGCCGCTCACTGTGATCATCGACATTACGTGGCGGGCGGCGCCATCCTGGCCCTGCAACGTCCGCCAGATCCCGGCAACGCACATCGTTCGCCAGTCAGCTAGGCCAATCCGGTGCCACACGTTCTTCCCAGTCTCATAGCACGGCTCGTAGATCCAGTCGGCCGGGATCAGGCAGCGCCGGCCGGCGCGCCAGGCTGGCCCATACAGAGGTGACTTTCCGAGGTTGTCGTCACGCACGTTCATCGTGCTGCGCATGATCGGTGGCTTCCGGCCCTGCTCCTTTGCCTTCTCGATGTTGGCCTTCTGCAGCGCGCGCGGCCAGAAGCCGAAGCCTGCCGCCAATGGTCTGAGCTTTCCGTCGACGTTTGCGACGATCGGCGCGAGATAGTCCTGATAGATCTCCGGCTTCCACGGGAAGTCCCGGTACAGGTCGCTAAACGGCTCGATCCTGAGCTCGCGGATCTCGTAGTCCTCGTGCGGCGCTCGGTAATTTGTACACATCGCCTGTCCCCATTTTTCTGATATTGACGAGGATAGCTTATCGCGAAATATACTGTGTTTTTATACAGTGGTGGTGACGTGATCAAGCCGCAGTGGGCTTTCATATGGGAGTACGGGTTCCAGGGCGACAAGAACCGCCTGCGGACTCCGATTGAGCTCACAAAACGTGAATTTGAGTGCTGGATCGAGAACGACGATCGATCGGCGTTTCTGGCCCCTTACCATCCGATCGAGGCGACCAGGATCGATCGAAATCGGGTACCTCTCACGGATCCGCGCTTCAAGATGAAGGCGGTGATCCCCGAGTTCGACGCACCAACGGACGCCGAGCTACGCGCGCTTTGGCGCGAGTACACCGACCTTCAAGTGCGCTGGCTGATCCTCGAAATCCGCGCACTTCGCAAATCGCTTGAGCGGATCGAGGAATGGTACGTCTATACAGACAAGAACGTAGCCAACAAAGGCGATCTGGCTGGCGCGCAGGGACAGTTGTATCGACTGATGCACCTCTTGCGCGAGGAGATGCGACGCGCTGGGATGCGGTAACGTGTATAAGACTGGACTAGATCAAGCAGACAGCGTCAGATCATCTGACTCAGTTCGGCCAGTTGTGGTCGTTCGTATCTACGTCCGCCGCGACGTTCAACGGTCGCGTCCATCTTTTGAGCGGACGTTCGCACGCCGATTGCGGGGAGGCGAGAGAGGCGAAACAGACGTTTTCCACGCGTATAGTGGACGGCAGAATGATGACCCTCGGGAGATAACGTCATGGCGATTGAACGCGGAGTAATCCTAGGTCCGAAGTTTTCGCGTTTTGAGCGAAACGGCAGCGTAGGCTTCTCTATTGAAACCCATGCCGACCCCACGCTGTTGCGCCATGCCATACTTTATTTTGACAAGATTCATTGGGCGCAAAACGCGTACATGATGGGAGGGCTTCCGGCGGAAATCCTGACTCTTCATGACGCTGGCATCGCAGACGCGCGCATCACGCAATTGACTGAGGACGGGCCACGCCTCATTGAAGAGCCGTGGGCCGAGACAGTCCGGAGGGGCGGGAGATACCCTAACCCAATGCCAACCGATATGGCTGCGGCTTTTTTCAAAGCCCAAGCGGAAACGTTCTTAGCACTCGATAAGGCCGAACCGGAAGTTTGGACAATGGGAGGGCACGCCCCCCTATGGGAAGCGCCTGGAAGCGTCGCTGACAGGCGTCTCGCGACGGAAATCAAGATAAATGCGGCACTTCCAACGCCGCCGGACGACGTTCACATAGCTGATGTCATCGACTTCCGGGAACGACACAAGACACAGTTCATCGAGTTTCGAGTTGCGATCGACGAGATGCATGCAAGTGTCGAATCGTCTGGCAGCCCCTTACGCGCCGAGGCAAACGCAATAGATCGCCTGAATGCCGCTATTGAGGAAGTGCGAGCGGTGGCGGAAACGAGCTGGTTGCAGAGAATCACATCGGTCGTGAAGATCGATCGTGTGCTATCCGCAAAAACGATTGTAGAGCTGATGGCGGCGTACGGTATTAGCGCCAATTTTCCGCCGGGAACGCCACTCGCGTTGAAGTTGGCCCCATTCGCATTTGCTGCAAACAAGGTGTCGATCGACTTCAAAGAATTGCTAACACCTCGCGGCCTGTCTGACAGTAACAAGAGCTTTGCGTACCTCTTGAGTTTGGCATCGGAGTTTGATTTGCCGGAATAGCGATATGACCGTCAACAATTGGTGTGTAAGCATCAGTTATCCTTGTAGAACGATCGGAGGCTACGACCGATCTGAGTCCAAGGCTGCCGTCGATACCGTGGGCAGCGGGAGGCAGCTCCGGGTCGATCACTGCCCTTGAAGAGATAACGTCCGAGCAATCTCAGAACTGACCTGACGCTGACTGAAAGATCAGGTCTAGACTTACACAGGTAACGTGCTCCCTATCGATTACACCGGTCGCTCAATCAAGCTGGCTCGCCAGTCGCCGACGTACCCGAACTGAGGGGCAGGCTGCGGATCGGAAAACCAAAAATCGGTCCGCGGCGCAATGTTGGGGGCGACGAACCAATGTGCGTGGCCATCGGCATCTATCGCCCACCAGCGAGCATTTTTTGGTGCTCTCTTCCAATCGATCTCCGGCTTATCCATAGAACCTCCGTCACGATGACGGAAGTCTAGTGGACGAGTCTCCTTTCGCGTAGGGTCGACTCGTCCATCTCCCATTACTTCTTCACGGGATCGATACCCCAACACTGAGCGGATCGGCCATTCTCCGGGATAGCCTCCGGGTTGTACTTGCACTTGTTGATTGTGTCGAGGGCGACTTCGTAGTGGCTAACCAAGAAATCCACGACGTGATCGAAATACGCCTGCTGCGCAGTATCGTCGGGCGATTGGCAATCAGCACCCATATGAGTCGGATCCACAGCGGGCGGAACAGCCATCGACTCGTAGTTGAACGCACCGACAGTTCTTGCGACGTCATTGAAGGCTTGCGCAGCTGTTGACGCATCAGCCCGATTCGGGAGACACGTTCCCAAGGACAGCGGAACGAACACCACGTTGCCCTTCATGTACTCCCGGTCGCTGTAGATTTTGATATCGCGCAGGAATTGTCCGACCATCGCCTGCTTCTCGGCTGAGTCGATATAGCCCCGCATGTCATCGAACTGGAAGTTCACCAGCGTCCAAGTCGAAATGTTGACATTTGCCGCCGCGATCTCGCCATCGGTAGGCCCGACACCATTGTTTTCGCTCATCACGATGTCGTGAAGCGTCGACCCATTGATGACACCCGGATACACACCGATGTCAGCGCCTCGCGCTTTGAACGCGTTTTGCAGAGCGGCGATTGTCGGCTGCACATCGCTCGTGGAAACTCCGGGGGCCGATGCCGCGCTGGAAAGGTCCGTGACAGCGGCCATAGTTCGAGCCCGCTGCGACGTGACCAGCGGCGCCCCCGAATACGTGAGCTTGATTGCCGGACCGGACGATGCCGGGCCGCCATCGTCGCCGCCACCGCAGGCGGTAAGTGCAAAGCAAACGGGAACTGCAAATGAGGCGAGGATTTTTTTCATTTTGGTCTCAGCCGCTAGTTGATATCTTTCACTTCGTCTATCCGAAATTTACATATCAATTAACATTTCTGTCACCTGTAAATTTCAGGGCGTCATAGTCGGCCTGGCACTGCTGACCGGCAATTCCCCGCTCGTCAGCGATCGCCGCCAACTCTCCCGCTCTCGCATCAGCCCGGCCGAACATGTCGGCGAGCAGATCGAGGGCGTCGCCGGCTGTCGGGCTTCCGGACGAAGAGACGGAACCGCGGGCTCTGCCGACGAGTTCAGCGACTTGCCGGCGCAGGCCGTCAGCAGCAGAAGCAGCGGCGGCAGAATCAGCACGCGCCAGGTCACGTTTTTTCCAAGCATCTTCAGCATTCCCCTGTTGCTTGCGAGCGATCCGATCGCTCTCGTCGCGCTCGGCAACGAGATCCCGGATTCGATTCGCCTGTGTTTCGACGATGGACGATTGATCCGCGTCGCGATGTCCCTTGCAATAACCGCCAGCCGCACCGATGGTGATGGCGGCGATGACGGCCAACCAGAAACGAGGGTCGAGCAGCATCACAGTCCCCGTTCGCACAGCGAGCGCTCAAACGCGCGCCGCCTCACCAGCCCCGGAAGCACGCGGCCACCACCATAGACCCACTGCTGCTTGCCGCTATCCGATTCATTCATAGCGCGGCATGCCCCCTTCCAGTTCCCCGCGTTGAACCGCTTCGCAGTGGTGCTGCCGCAGTACGCACCCGCCCCGACGTTGTAGCCAAAGCTCACCGCGGCCGCGAGTTGGTTCGGATGCCCCTTCAGGCCCGGCGTGCACTTCAATACTGGTTCGGCATGCTCGATCAGCCTCTTCTCAAGCCGGGCAACACATTCGTCGTGCGTGAACTGCTGACCGAGCTTCACGTCCCTCGTATCGCCGAAGCATCCGGTGACGATCCCGATCGGGTCTGGCGCAGCGACCAGCACCTCCCCCTCGAACTTCGGGACAATGGAAAAAAGAAGGGCTGCCGTAGCAGCCCCCACAACACCCACAAGCGTCTTCTTCGGCACTTCAGCCATCGTGCTTCTCCATCTCCATGATGCGCATATCCGACTCGCGCTGCTCGCGGCGGTCCTTCCGCCACATGAAAAAGAAATTGAGTCCGAACGTCGCGAACGCCGTCAAAATACCGACGATCACCCCAATGTCAGTCAGCGTCAGCGACGATGCCACAGCGGTAACGCTCCCCACGTAGCTCGCCACTTCAGTTGGACTCGCTCGCATCTGTTCCCCGTAATGAAAAAGGGCCGCCGTATTCGGCAGCCCGTCACACAATTCCCGTCGCATCTAGCACCATGAACCGCTGGCGCCACTGCTCTCTAAATCCGGAAAATCCTGGCTTTCTCCCCCCTCCATACATCGTTGTTCCCCAGCTCACCGAGTTGCCGCTGACCCGAATCGAGGTAAGCTCAACGCCAGCTGGACCATAGGCCCATCCGACATGAACCGGATAGATTGCGGATACGATCACCGGCACTCCGTACGTTCGCGAATGCCATGGAGGATTGGGTGCATCAGCAGAGACCCAGCCTGTCCCAGGCGGCATGTATTCTTCGAAGATGACATCGAGCACGCGCAGGAACGGTTTCGACGAATCTGCGACAAGCTCGCCGCGCTCGTTAAACACCTGGAGCCCAAAATTTCCAGATGCGATCGGGACTTGGTCAAATTGAAAAAAATAAACGATGCATGGCCGCTCAGTGACAAATCTCAAGGTGTAGGTGGTCCCGTTGACATCCGTGCTCCAAACCGTGATTCCCGCACCATCCGATGCATAGACGCCATACATCGGGCCCGCTGTAGCATTGAACGTAAATGAGACGCTCGGAAGAGTCGCATCAAATGGTTTGCCTGCATCGTTGACAGCGAGGCGCAGCGATGTATCCACCGACTGCGCTGACATTGCTCGCACCATTTGATAGTTGGGCGTCGACCCATCGATCTGATACACGCCCGTATCCGTGAACGCCTGAAATCCTGACGGCATCAATACACTCCATAAACAATCCAGCCTGGGACCCTTGTGTAAGCGTTAGACCCGCTTGCATTTCCGCTGTACGTCCATCTGACGCCGCCCGCATCGATGGATACGAGAGGCGATGGCTCGGCACCAGATACGCGATAGAAGATCCGCTCTGGCATGAACGCCCAAAACGGTTCCCCGCCCGACATATTCGCTGCGACGCTTCCATCTACCCCACCCGTCCGCACGATTCCGACAACTCTCCCCGCACGCGAATTCGCATTGAGGATCGGACGGCCTGCGCTGTCGAAAATCTGAAGGCCGGCCGTCACCACCACATCCCCATGCGCACGCGAAGCACGCCGTTACCGTCATAAACACGCACACTGCTACCGTCGAGCACCAATCGATTTCCACTACCGTCGGAAGCGTTGATCTCGAACCAACCGCTCTTGTCGAGCCGCCAACCTTGCCGCCCCGCGACGTAGTTGTCGGACTGGATATAGCTGCCGATCATCGCGTTCGTGATCCAACCAGCACCGATGAGCGCCTGGCGGAGAAACACCTGTCCGCCCTGCACCACGAACGGCACGATCGACGCCCCGCCGTTGTTCGGGTCGACCACTGCGAAGCGCTGCGCCGATACCAAGACCTGAGACTCGACAATGCCTTCGTTGTTGTTGACCCCAACGCCTATTCCAGCAATGTACGTCCGGCCGTCCGCAGTAATCTGAGTCTTGATCTGGTACGAGGCCGACACGCGTCCATTTAGATCGGCATACGACTTCGAAACCGTTTGGACAGCCGCGGAGTTTTCGTTGACCTGCGCACGCACCGTCGTGATCTGATCAGCCTGCGCGCTATCGGCGTCCGCTCGCGCCTGTGACTCAGTGCGAATATCGGCCACCAACGTCGCCTGCGCCGACTGCATGCGTGCAGTCACGGATTCGAATCGTTGCGCCTGCGCCATATCGGCTTCGGCCCGCGCAGACTGTTCCGAATAGACGCCAGCCATTACGAGTGTCGATCCGGCGGCCTGCCCGCTGTCACCCGCCATCGGCACATTAATCTGTGCCGAAACCGAGTCGATCCGCCTCGACAACGCAGAGTCCCCATCAACGCGCGCGGTTTGCTCCACGGCAATCGCGGCTTTGTTCGCGTCGGCCATCGCAGTCGTCGAATCGATGCGCGTCGAAAGTGCACCGTCGGCGTCAGCGCGGGCCTGCTGCTCGGCCGTGATCGCCGCTTTATTTGCACCGACGTCGACGGTCATGGCATCGACGCGCTTGCCGAGCGCTTTGTCTGCGGTCGCGCGCGTCGTCGCCTCCGACGAGATCGCCGCCGCGTTGTCGTTCGACTTCGTTACCACCGAATCGATTCGCGTCGACAACGCGCCATCGGCATCGGCACGCGCCTGCTGCTCGGCCGTAATCGCAGCCTTGTTCGCGCCAACATCCGCAGTCACGGTATCGATGCGCTTGCCGAGCGCGGTATCGGCACCGGCGCGTGTCGTCGTTTCCGACGTGATCGCCGCGGCATTATCGTTCGCCTTCGCAACGACGGTATCGATGCGAGACGACAGCTCACCGTCGGCGTCGGCACGCGCGGTCGCCTCTTGCTTGATGTCAGCCCCCGCGTCCCCGACG